TTTTCAGTTCCTTTAACTGATTTTTTAGCATTGTTCATTTGTTTAGAAAGCTTGTCATCAAGCGTCAACTTCACTTTCATTTCTCTGCTATCTGCCATATTTTTTTGATAAGTATTTTTCAGCTTTGGATTTGGCGTTCATTCGTACTAATATTATTTCAATGAAACTTTGTGGCTGTACCATGTAAGTGTAATAATCCCACTTCATAATATCGCACACCTCTAGCATAATCATCTCATCAGTTAGGCTGACTGCCTTTCCTGTGAAAAGACTAATATATGTTTCTTCTATTTTTTTTTAGATGATTGGTCTGGATTAACTGTCTTATCTAGTTCTTCTAATAAAAAGTCAAAATCATCACTCTTAAATTCTAGGCAAGTTTCTAATACTTTTTCAGTAACTCCTCCCACACTAATTACAATTTCTTCAATCTGTTTGTCTTGAAAAGCATTTAATACTTTTCCATCAACACTTATGTTTTTATTAAAAGCCTCGCTACTATCTCCCCCCCCAAAATTCGCCCCTGATAATAAAACAGAATTAATTGCCCTCTTCTCTCTAGCTGTAAGCCAAGTCTTAATTACTAATTCAACTTTTGCTTTTGGTGTTACGATTGTTTTTGTTTCTCTTTCCATAATGTTGTCAATTATTTTTTAGAAAAAGGGGGCAGGGCAATATCGCTCTGCCCCCAGACATATTAAGATGTTAGTGCTGTGTCATATTCTGTTGTAACATTCTGAATAACTATATTTGATTGTTTGCCATCTACTTCATTATAGAATGCTTTGAAACTAATTGGCTGTGTAACCAACTCATCAGCTCCTCCATCTCTATTCCAATCTGTAATTGCAACTCTATTTAATAGGATTGTAATTGTTGGATTATTACCAGCCCCCAAATCCGTTGAAGTATCTGTTATTGTAATCTCAACATACTTGTAAACATCTGTGTTGAAATAATCTTTGAAAGTATCATCAGTGTAATTCAATGTAAAATCTCCCTCAATCATCATCTTTGCATTGTAAATATCTGCTGGTGTATAACTTCCTAAACACTGGTCTGGTATTAACCCAGTCTCCCAATTAATGCTTAACTCCTTAGCACATAATGCTGTCGCTCCTACTAATCCAGCTTCTGTGTCTGCAATTTTAATTGAAACATCTTTGCCAATAAAATCATATTCAGTATCATAGCTAGGCGTATCTGAATTTGCTGTTAAGTCTGATGCAATAAATCCAGCTGTAAATTTAACATAGTCATCAATGACTGCACTCAAACTAAATGTATTAATCATTCCTGTATCTAATACCTCTTGACTATTTGCTCCATCTTTCATAAAAATACTTAGTGATGGGTGGATGATGTTATTAGCTAGTTCAAAAGTATGGTCGTAAACTACACCAGCAACAATGCCTGATGTAACTCCACCATATAAATTATAAAGTAAATATCCAATCATATCGACTTGAACATTACCCTCAATGTCTCCCTCAAACCATTTCTTAACAATCTTGTTGCCAAGACTATCAGCTAAATTCCCATTTGTGCTTTCGTCTGTTTTTCGTTCTACTTTTTGAACAACTGTGGCTGTTATTTTCTTTACCCATTTTTCGGCTGTGCTTGGTGCTGTTCCTCTTGTGTTTTCAACACTCAACCCAACCTCTATTTCTCGCCCAATAATCTCACTACTCATATTATTTTTTACTTAATTATTAGTCATTAAATTAACTGTTAAATTTAATTCTGCTATCCCTTGTTGTCCGTCTGTAACTTCGTTTGAATACCAATCTCCACTATCTAATCTATACCAAGCTCTATGTCCTGCTATCGTTCCACCATCCCAACCAGTATCTAGTGCTTGTATAACAGCATCAACTGCTCCTGCCAAAATAGTATTAAAAGCTGTTTACTTATCTTTAACTTTCATCTCAACTACTATGAATATCTTAAATTTATATGCTTTCAAGTTTTCCTTGTTTGTTAGATAAGCATTATCAACACTAACTGGATAAAATATGGCACTGGGGTATCCATCTAAATCAACTACTGGATAATCGTAAACATAAGCCAACTCGCTTACTTCATCCAATATTGTTTTAATATTTGCTATCAATGTTTTAAACATATTATCTCGCTAAATCTTTTGTTATTGTTTTTAATAATTTATCTTGTAGTCCATTAATCCCTTTCTTGTTTTTATCTTTTGCGTAATCTAACCAGGGTCTGGCACTCATTTTATAAGTTCCCTCGTGAACATATTTTGCATATTTACCAGCACGCCCATTTTTATTAACAAACAATTTTGCTGAACTTGATTTAATCTGCGTCTCGTGTGCTATTTTCAAGTTCCCTGTGGCTACTGGCACACCTCCATTTTGTCTTCCAACTATCCAGGGGCTTCCTAACGCTGTCCGTTTTAATAATGCTATACCTCTTATAAAATATTTGCTTGTTTCTTTTAATACTAATTCTGGGTTTCTCTTTAATGCCTTTCTAAATTCATCAGCTCCTTTTAATTCAATTTTAACGGACATATTATTTCTTTTCAGCTATACATTCAATATGTTTATTTGCTCCAATAAATGTATTATCTTGAACAGCCTTTATTGAATATTTATCAGTCCCAATAACTAATGTATCGCCCTCTTGAATATCAACTGTACTTGCAAACCATATTGAATAAGCCCTTGTGAATATAATCCCTAACTCCTGGACTAACTCTGCCTGTGCCTGTTGAATATGTCCTGTTAAAGTTCCAAGCAAAGTATCAACTGACTTATTATCAGTATAAACCTGTCTATATTGTGTAAATGATTGTGTGAAAAATCTCTCAATAGACATATTTACAAATTAACTCTTTTATAAGTTCCCAATATTTCTTTCGCTCTATTATAACTATTCCAACCTCCCGACACAGACCCTACATCATAACTAACATTATAATTGCCAATCTTTTCGCTTTTTATCTCCCCGCTCCCTGACAAGTTATTCGCCCCCCATAAGCCACCTGCAATAATAGTGGTAGCCAGTATCACATCATCAGGACAAACCTTGCTAAACCCCCATTTTGCTGTTATTTCGTTGTTTCTAATTCCTGTTATAAACCAACTACCTCTTAAATGTATTTTTTGAATAGGGAATTGACTTGGGCTATATTCTGGCAATAAGAAATATCCTGATGTTCCACCAGCTTCAATCTCTTCGCTATTATCAAAATAACTATCTAATCCTCTTAATATTTTTGTAATCTCAATACAATCATCAATCCTCATTTCGTTCTTTCCATTACCATTGTAATATCTAGCAGTCGCTTCTGTATCTGCCACAAAATTTCTGCCTGTTATCTGGTCAACAATATCAATAGCACCATTAATCAAATCATCTGTTTTTCCTGATGCAATACTAACACCCAAAAAATTCTCTAATCTCTCTTGTGTTGTATATAGTTTTTTAACTGACATATCTTATTTTATTTTAACTTCATCTAAATCCATTACCCCTCTTTTTTGTTCATAAATCAAATCATAAAAAGTAAGGTCAAATTTCGCACTGGTCTGAACTAACTCCCCAGTCTTTTTATGTCTATAAATGTATTTACCGTTATTGTTAATCATATAATGTTTTTATTTCAAGGGGGTATATTTCAACCCCCCTGTATAACTACACTATCGCTTAAACACTGGAAATGGCAGTTGTTAATTTAGTACAAGCAGATGGAAGTACCACTACATAACCAACTCTCTCAACAAGTCGTAAGGCACTCATGTCTTGCTCAAATAAATCAAGGCTTGTTTCTCCGTCTGTTGAAGTAACAGTCGCATCACTTGAAACTTTAGCTCTTAATCCACCCTTAAAACCAACCCACGCTGTTTTCTTCAAATCTCCAAACAATACAAATGAAGTATCTACAGCTGTGTCTCCTTTTGCTGGCATAGCTTCTACCAATACAATAGGATAACCCCAACAAGTTGCTGGACCTTGAGCAGATGGTGCTTGATAAATGTAAACTCCATCTGTGGATTTTAACTTACGGATATAAGATAAAATGGTTCTGTTCATATAAAATTTACCATTCTTCAAAGCTCCTTGTGGAGTTGCATCAACCATATCAATCAAATCATCTGCATCAACAGTTGCAAAATTTATTCCAGTCATTGTCACTTCGTTAATATCAGTATTTTGTAACAATCCTGTGAAAGTAGTTCCGTCTCCATTGAAAAACTGTGTATCTTCTGCTTCTGAAAACTTCTCAGCAATTCTACCTGATAAAAAACCAAGTAAATCAATTTCACTATCTTCTAGCAATTCATCACTCATTGGAACTATAACAGCCAATTTTTTAAGCACTAACTCAACTTGACCTAATACAACACCACTAGCAGTTTTTGCAATCTTTTCAGCAGTCCAATAAACTGACAAATCAGTAGCAAGATTATTTAGTTTTGTTGACCCTTTTGAAACTGGTGTCAAAAACATTTCTCTTCGTGCCACTCCGTACTCTGTCATTAGGTGTTGAACTTCTGCAACCAATTCAGTATCTACCAAATAACCTCCACCTGTTGGAGCACCCTCTGACATATCTTTCAATGTAGCAGTATCATTCATAGTCAAAGCTGTAACAAACTTTCTTAGGTTTTCATTCATTTCTTTTCGGTCTGACTTTACTTCTGTGTTATAAAGACCAGCTCGTTTTTCTGAAAGTTCTTTTTGTTCTGCTTTGTAAGCTTCAAATGCTTTCAAATTTTCTGCCTGTGCTTCTTCAACAGCTTTTGAAACAATCCCTTTAATTGTTTCTGTAACTTCTTCTTCTGTAACTTCTTCTTCCACTACAGGAGCTTCAACAGGAGCAACTACTTCTGCTTCTACTTCTGGAGCTTTTTCTAATTCTTTTTTCATACTTATTTTTTCTTTTCTTTTATTAATGTTCTAATTGCTTTATTTATAAGTCTGTAATTTTTGGCTCTGACCCTTTCAGGTGTAGCGACCTTTGTATTTAACTCGCCAAGCAAACTTATACTTTTAACAATTTTATTTAATACTAATCTCTTTTTTTCTTCTACTGATAATTTCTTTACTTCTTCAATAGTCTCAGGCTCGACAATTTCTTCATCACTTTCTCCCCCTGTATCTTCACTATCGTTGTCGTCTGTTTCATCTTCTTCATCTTCGTTAGTGTCTTGAAGCTCTGCATTATCCTCAACTTGTTCTTCGCTTTCGTCTCCTTGTTCTCCTCCTCCTCCATCGCCTCCGCTTTCATCTTCTGAGTATGGTTTGTCTTTATCTTCGTCATCAATCTCGTTATCTTCTTTGTCATATAATTTAGTTATGTCAATTCCTTTAGCTTTAGCAAGTGCCATAGCGTTCGCAGGAACAGCAACAGCGGAAACTTCTAATAATTCACTTTTTGAGATATTACCTTTAGCGTCAAAGTCCAAAGGAATAAATCCAACACTAAATGCACTTAAAAAACCACCAGCATATAAATCAAATATAATCTTTGCCTTCGGGTTTTCATTTACTGCAAACTTAATTTTTCCCTGTAAAGCCCCCTCTTTAACTCCAATCTTTGAAGCCTTACCAATTACTTCTGTTGCATCTCCATAAGTGTGAGAATTTAGAATAACTGGATTTTTCTTAAAATTCTTTAAGTCAAAGTTTTGTAATACTATGTCGCCATGTCTATCAGTTTTATCAGAAGAAAAAATAGCTTCTAAAGTATATTTCTCTGTATCTACTGATTTTACTTCTACATTGAAAAGTTCAATTCTTTTCTTTTTCATATTCGCTTTATTATATTAAATACTGCACATACAATTTATAACTTCACTTGCACTTCCAGCTGGGTCATTTGGATGCATAAGTCCATTACTGAAAGGCATATCCAGTGGGCGTTCTTCTCCATCCATTCCTGCGTGGTCATCTCTAACTCCACCCTTAACACCAGCCGACCAAACCCATATCTTAATTTCTGCTCCCGATTGTTTATATCCTTGAAACTGTCCTGATTGTGTAGCCACTTGCGTTTCAGTTCGGGCAATTACGCTTGCCCTTTTATCTCCAATTAATTTATATGTTTTTTTAATCCTTTTCTCTAACATTATTAATGGCTCATCACTAGCCAAACTATCCCTTAGCTGTGTTTGTAATTGTTTCTTTGTTGTCTTATTTATTGACTGTGCAAATAAATCAACTCGCTTTTCTATTGTTGCTAATACGCTAGGGCTTAAATTGAACTTATAAGAACTTCCAACCAACTCCATAGCATCTTCTCCACCTTGTTTTGTATATTCAAGTAAAGTCGGTGTAAGTTCTTCTATTGCAAGTTTAATCTCTAAATCTAAATTAAATGCATCATCAATCACATCTTTTTTCTTAATCTGTGTAGCAGTCAATGAACTTATAACTCGTTTAGCCTGTCCTCTTAAATATTTCTTAATATCTTTTTCAAATTTATCTTCTTTCACTCTGGCTTTCTTCAAAAAATTCTCATAATACTTTTCTCTAACAACGGGATTTTGTAGAGGGTGTTTTACCCCTTTTTTTTTTACTGTTTTAGCTTTGACATCCACATATGGTGTAGCTGGCATTAAGTTCATAGGAACTAATAAACTTTCTCCTCCCTCAATAGGTTCTAATCCCATTTGCTCTCTAACTTCATTCGGCGTTAAATAATAATTTTTAATACCACTTTCAATTTCCTTTAGTTTCATTTCAACATCTTCTGGTGTTGGGTCAATAAATGTTAGCGTTTGATTTTCTGGTACTAAAAACTCATTCAACTTATTTGTAAGCTGTTCTAATAATGGTCTGATTGTTTCAGATAAAAATACTTCTCTGCCTACCTTTGCGTTTGCATAATTAACTCCATCAGTCTGTGCAACAATAACTTTTGGCACACTATAAATAAGTAAAATATCATCTCTTGTCATTTTCTTACTTTCAATAAAACTCAATTCAGTTGGTGTTAATCCTAAATTCTGATATGTAGCTCCTCCATAAGTAACTAATGGCTTTGCACTATTCTCTGACCCAGCATACTGTTCAGCAAATTGTTCTCTAATTTCTTTCACTTGCTGTTTAGTCATATCCTCAACCTTGTAGTTCAATACTCCCTCAACCTTTCCCCCATTCTTTAATACTGAATAATGATATTTAGATAATTGTTCTTCTGTATCAACAGCTAAAGCACCAGCCCTTAATGGACTTTGTCCTGCCATTGAATTTAAAGGGCTAGGATAATGAGATGCAATAATATCACTTGCCTTGAATAACATTGTGTTACCATTGCCCATTCTGTATTCATAAGTAGTCGGAAGTCCAGTTTCCTTGTCTAAATTAATTCTACTAACCCAATCGGGTCTTAATAAATGAAGTTCTGTAACTTTCCCACTATCTCCAATTCTTAATGTATAAATATAAGCAGAACCAGTTAAATCTTTATAAATCTGGTATAACTCAAAAAACTCATTCTTTGTCATTAATGGATTTGGTTTGTTTAATAAAGCTAAAAGTGGAGAATTGTTTTTAATCGCTTCTCCTTTATTATCTAATAATCTAAAATTAATCTCTCCTACCTTTTCGGCTCGCTTTCTAACACAAGCGTAAACATAAGCAGAAGTTTCATACGCCTTTAAGTATTTAGTACTGCTCCAATTCAAAGTACTAACTTGTCCGTTAATTCTTTGGAAGCCATAAAAGGATTTTCCCATTTTGGCTTTTATCTTGCTTAGGATATTCATAAAAAAATAGAGTTACAAAATATTATTTGTAGCCCCTTGTTCCTCAAGCAACTCAATTTAAGTTTGTGGTCTGCTGGGTGGCAACTATTATGCAATCTAGCCACCCAACTTGACCATCAATATAATTATCGCAATTTATTAAAAATATGTCAAGAGTTTACACAATAGCTTTTTTCAACTACATTTTTAATATTAACAACCTTGCCATTTCTTACAGATAACTTTAGTTCAATCTTCCCATATTGAGCTTTTGAAATTTCATTTGCTATATAACTAAACCACATTCTTTCGTTAGAATTTCTAGGCTCAATCTGTTTAACATCGTTGATTGTTTTCATAGTTTTCTTTTTTTAATTTTAGCAACTCGCTCCCTCTCTATTCTCGCACAACATTTAGTGCAATAGTTCCCTCTTAACATATAATTAGAAACTTTATTGAAAATATTGTCTCCACATAAAACACATTTCTCTTTTATAAACTTTTCATAATCTTCTTTTTCAAATTCATTCATAAGCAAAGCATTAAACTTCCTTTAATTATCCCAGCTATTAAACAACCAGTAAATAAACAAATAATAAGTAAGAATATAATAAACGCCCAATCTTTAAGTTCTCCATTCATATTATAATCTAATTATCCCTGCCTGTGCTGGTTTGTAAAAGGTTAGAACTAAAGCATCCCAATAATCAGGGGACTTTCCTGTTCTTTTCTTTAACTCATCTTTAGGCTCAATCTTAATTACCTTATCAGTATTAACTTTATACTTTACCCAAGTGGCTTGTTCCCAATTATTACTTTTCTCTAATAAATTCCCTGCCTTAATCCATACTCCACAATCCCAACTCATTTCTGCTTTTAAGTTTGAATATCTTTTTTTATTTCTAGCTGGACTTCCTACACTAACACCATTTACTGAATAACCAAGCTCTTTCATTCTGTCCGTAACACCCCTCCCAATACCAATATCATCAATAAATATATCATCAGGCTCAATTTTATGTTCTTCAATTAAAGCAACAATCTCTGTAACATTTGTCATTGTATCCTTACTCTGGTTTTTTCCTGCTATTACACAACAGTTATCCCACCTTAGTATATAAACATTCAAATCCCCTCCTCCTCCCACATCTACCCCCAATTTTGGGCTTCCTATTGGGGTAACAACCCCTTGTTGTATGTCGCTATGTTTCACTAATTGCCTATACCCTTTACTATCAACAATATCCTCATCTGGAAAAGTACACTCATAGAACACATCAAAAAAAGCTTCATCTCTCATTTCTTCTATAAAATCAGGGCTGTATCCATAATAACCAGCTTCATAATCTTTCAAACTATCTTTCCAATTATGCTTAACCTGTAAATATCTATCACTTAAACTTGTCCTATAAAAATGGTTTCTAAAAAAAGGATTGCCTACCTTAATAATTATCTTTCTTCTTTTATCGTAAATATTATCCCCACCAAGCATCCTCATCACTGTTGCCCATAATGGGTCATCAACTAATCCTGCTTCATCTGCAATTATATTTTTTGAACCAAACCCCATGGCAGACTTAATACTGTTCTTAGAATTTCTAGCATCAAGTGTTAATGTCTGCACACCTCCACCATTCTTAAATGTAATATGCTTCTTGCTTCGTTCCCTCCTTAACCTTGAAAGTGTATCGCCTTTTTCTAATTCTAATTGACTTGATATAATTCTATTCTGTGTTGCAAATTCTCTAACCTCGCTCATTATAATATCAGCTTTCTTATCGCTGGGTGCAACAATAGTAAACCTCTCGGCTTCTGAACTAGCAACCAAAGTAGTAGCACTAGCAATAGTCAAAGACTTTCCGTCTTGTGTTGGTGCTATAACATTAACCCTGGCGTTATTACGGTAAAATATAGCATCAAACAGAGGTCGGAACCTCGGGGGTATCACTAATGGTTTGTTCTCCACTAGAAACAACTTCTGGGTCAATTTGTGTGCTTCCTTGCTCATCATTTTGTCCTTCCTTTATTAAACTTTTAATTCCATCAAGGGCATCTCTCACATCTCTATCTGCTGTTTGTTCTACTTCTGACTTAGTGCTAAATTCATTTTTTCTCTTTCGTTCTAAATACCACTTAGCTGTATCTACTTCTCCTAATCTATCTGCTATTGTCTGATAAGCCTTTAAAACTGGCTTTTCCTTTAATCTGTCAAATTCCTTTTCCAATTTAGCGTCATCTTCACACCAATTATAATAAGTCTGTCGGCTAATTTTAGCGTAACAACAGGCTGAACTTACATCAGCTCCTATGCTAAATGCTTGTTTTAATAAGTTGACAGTTGCGTCGTTTAATTTCATAATATTAAATCCCCTTTATCGGCACATAAATCCTGGGGTTGATAGTATAATTATCTTTTGTAGTCGTGGGAGTTTGCACAATCTTGCTACCCCACTTCTTTTGGAAAAGAGCCATATTATCCTTTTCCTTTTGTAGTGTTCTATAATTCCTACATCCCCCCTTAACATTTATATGTCCACACGAATAATGATATTTATTAAGTCGTAGTATCTTCCTGTATTTATTCATCACTTGAATAGAATAATCGTAATCCTCCTTTAACCCTAACCTTTCATCAAACCGTAAATACTCGTCCACAATAACCCCGAAGCAAGGCCCCAAAACAACACAGCTCAAATTAAACGGATTATTCTCTCTATATGCCTGTTTGTCTTTTAATAAACTAACTCCCCACAATTTAGTGTATGCTTCTCGGCACATTCTATAATTATCCTCAAAAAAACTATAACAATAATTCTCTTCCATCTTAATCAACTTGTTCTTATCATAATAACCAAAGTACTCAATATCATCATCTAGCATTAAAACCTCGTCATTATCGTCATAAAAATCTAATATAAAATTCCTAATCACAGCCATTCCCTTTCCTTGCAACTCATCTGGCATAACAACAATCTCATTCGGATTATTCTTTTTATATTCCTCTGCCTCAAACTCGTGGCAAAAAATAATGCCTCTCTTTAGATAGTTAGCAGTTATACACTTCTCGGCTCTCTTATAGCTAGGAATAGCAATAAACATATTTATAGATATTTTAATAATTCTCTACCCTTAATAACTCGCCCTATTCCCTCCCTTTTATAATTATCCTTAGCATCCAAAGCCTTTACCTTTTTAATATTAAATCTTTCCTCTATCATTCCCCAATCTAGACTATTATCAAATACAAATACAATATAGTTATTCTCTTCTAACACCTCTGTCGCAAACTCTACTTCTACATAGTCATTAGCCCCTAAATCCTTGTCCTTTAACTCAAACCCAGTAAGCCTGACTAATTCAACATCCAATAATCTTAGCTCTTCATCTACCAATTCAACTTTCCAAG